CGTCTTGTTGAGCTGGTTGAGCGTTGGGAGCCGACTGCTGTTGGTTGTAATGGTGCGGGCCCGACGGGTGCTGCTGTTGGTCCTGTGTTGGCTGCGTTTCGTGATGCTGGTATCAGCGCCGATTTGTTGCACCAGGTGAACACGGTTGATTACAAGCAGGCGTGCGGCGGGTTTTTTGCTGATGTGATCGAGGGGCGTTTGTGTCGGCCTGATAATCAGGGCCCGTTGGATGTTGCTGCGGCTGATGCTGCGGAACGCCAGTTGGGTGATGCGTGGGCGTGGGATCTGCGTTCTTCGGTTGTGCCGATTTCACCGCTGGTTGCTGTGACGATTGCTCGAGCTTTGTTGCCTGTGGCTGCTGTTGTTAGCCCACAGATTTTCGCTTACTAAGAAAGGGCGGTGCCAATGTTTAAAGATACTCTTGCGACCGTTCTTGAGATCGCTGGGATTATGGCCGTGTGTGTTGCAGTGTTTTTGGTGTCACCGATCATGGCCCTTGGTGTTGCTGGTGTTGCGATGTTCGTGGTGGGCTTTATGATTGACGGTGCCTGATGGGTTTCTTTAAACGTGAGCAGCGTGCGATCACACCTGATTCGATTATCGCTGCGGTTAATCAGATGCGTATGCGTACTGGTGCACCAATCGTTGACGCCAACAGTGCGATGCGGTTGGCTGCAGTGTGGGCGTGTGTGCGCCTGTTGGCTGGTGTCGGTTCAACGTTGCCGTTGGATCAGTACCGTGATGGCCCTGGTGGGCGTACACAACTGCCAGCTAGTTCACTGTTCCGTGCGCCAGCACCAAACGTAAACATCACCACATGGCTTTACCAGCTGTGGTCATCACTGCTACTCGATGGCAACGCTTACGGGCTGGTTACTGAAACTGGTGTTAACGGGTTCCCTGTCACAGTTGAGATTCTCGACCCGGCCACTGTCCAATGGCGGCACGTTGACGGCGAATGGACCACACAGATTAACGAGAAGCGCATTAACCGTTGGCCTAACGGGCCGTTGTGGCACATGCCGATGTTTGTGATGCCTGGTATGCCGATGGGTATGAGCCCGATCAGCAGTGCCAAGCAGGCTATTGGTTCAGGCATCAGCGCTGAGCAGTTCGGTGCGCAGTTCTTTAACAGTGGCGGCAACCCTAACGCCGTGATCTACTCCGACTCTGAGTTGACTCCTGAGCAGGCTCAGGGCATCAAGAATGCGTTCGTCAATGCGACACAGGGTAATCGTGAACCGGCGATCATGGGTAGCGGGCTCAAGTATGAGCGTGTGCAGATCAGCCCTGACGAGTCACAGTTTTTGGATTCGCAACGGTTCACGGTTGAGCAGATCGCACGCATCTACGGCATACCGCCTGAGCTTGTCGGTGCGGCTGCATCGGGCAGCAGTGTGACTTATGCGAACCGTGAACAGCGTGCAGCTGACTGGTTGAGCTTTGGTCTGATGCCGTACCTAATTCCTATCGAGGATGCGCTTTCAACGCTGGTGCCTCGTGCGCAGCGTGTGAAGTTTAACGTTGACGGGCTGTTGCGCTCCGATCTCAGTACCAGATATGCGGCGCATGCTGTTGGTATTGGTTCTGGGTTCCTCACAGTTGACGAGGCCAGGGCGTATGAGGATCTGCCACCGCTGGTCACTCCTGATCCTGTGCTTGCACCTGATCAGGTGATTGCCTGATGCCTTGGCATGTGGTGGAAGAAGATGCGGGCTGCTCGATTTCTGAGCCGTGGGGTGTTCGCAAAGATGATGATAATTCTTTGTCAGGCTGTCACGGCAGCGAAGCAGAAGCGGTTGGTCAGATCGCAGCGTTGTATGCGGCTGAGGCCGATAGGAGTGTTCGCATGGAAGAAGAAACAGTTCACCCGTTGAGCCCACGCCAGAAGGCGCAGTATGAGGCCACTGAAGGTGTTGTTGAGCTGTTCGGGCAGTTCTCGCAGGGTGTTGACGCTGACGGCGCTCACTACGCTGCTGTGTCGCCTTACGCTGCAGATGGCATGGTGTGCTCGAGTTGTGTGTTCTTTGAAGGCGGGCGTGGCTGTGAAGTGGTTGCAGGTGACATTGCACCGGAAGGCATTTGCAAACTGTGGGTGATCCCAGTAGACCTGATGGCAAACCCTGAACCAATGGTTGAGGGTGAACCTGTGGTTGAGGTTGATCCTGAACCTGTTGTTGAGGTTGAGCCTGTACCTGTGGTTGAGATTGATGGTTACAAACGTGGTGTTGATGGCATTGATGTGCCTGAGCGTGAGGTGCGTAAGCTTGAAAAGCTTGAGGTGCGTGCAACGCCTGATGGTGGTGCGATCCTCGAGGGTTACGCCACCGTTTACGATTTCGCTTACTCGATTGGTGATGTTGACCGTGGCGGGTTCATGGAAACAATCGTGAAGGGTTCCGCAGCGAAAAGCGCTGCAGAGGCCGATGTGCGTTTGTTGATTAACCATGAGGGCATACCGCTGGCACGCACACGCTCCGGCACGATGACTTTGGAGTCTGATGACATCGGCCTGCGTGTTACCGCACAGCTTGACCCGCAGAACCCGCTGTCTGCATCGTTGCGTTCTGCGATGGAACGTGGCGACATGGATCAGATGTCCTTTGCGTTTCGTGTCCTGCGTGACGAATGGAACAGTGATTACTCGGAGCGGAAGATTTACGAGCTCAAGCTGTTTGATGTGTCGATGGTGACGTACCCGGCGAATCCTGCCACTGTGGCAAAGGTTCGCAGTGATGACACGCAAGATTCTGAGCAGGCCGCAGGCCGCTCGGTAGAGATGGCGAAACGCCAACTCGAAGCAATACCAGCCCGCCGATAACAAGCCGGAACACATGCCGCCTCCTGGCACATGCGTTCCACTTGAAGTCACTAGCTGTTTCCCATTCCTAAACAAGAAAGGTTCCACATGTTGGACCAGATTCGTAGTTTGATTAGCGCAGCGCTCGATGAGCGTGATGCGTCACAAGCTGCAGTTGAGGCAATCCTCGCTGTTGCAGAAACCGAAGGCCGCTCAGATATGACGGCTGAAGAAACAGAGAAGTTCGACGCAGCTCGTGCTGAGCTTCGTGAGATTGATGACAAGATCACCGCATTGCAGGCTCGTGAGTCTGACCTCGTTGACCTTGCTACCCGTTCCGACAAGGCCGCTGAGGTCAGAAAAGAAGTACTACCCATGAACGTCAAAGTTGTTTCAGAAGAGCAGACCTACCGTGCAGATTCCGAGCATGACTTTTTGAGCGATGCTATCGCTGCGAAGTTCGGCAACGACTCTGCTGCCGGTGATCGTCTTGCTCGTGCCCGTGAAGAAGCACTCTATGGTGGCAAGCTGAGCCTTCGTAGTACGAGTGGCAACTTCGGCGGTTTAGTCGTACCTCAGTACCTCACCGAGCAGTTCGCTGCGACGCTTGCATCCGGTCGGCCTTTCCTCGAAAATGTCACCAAGGTTGCACTGCCGGCACAAGGAATGAATATGGTCATCCCTCGTGGAGCAACCTCCACCGGTGTTGCCGCACAGGCCACTGAAGGCGCAGCAGTAACCAACCAGACCTTCACGGAATCTGACCTCACGGTTCCGGTTCGCACATTCTCTGGGCAGCAGGTTGTTTCCCGTCAGAGCATCGACCGTGGAACCGGCATTGGCCAGATCCTCCTCGCTGATCTGTATGCGCAGTACGCAACCAAGGTCAACGTCTCGGCGCTCAGTGGTGCTGGAACAGCTGGGGGCCACTTCGGTATCCTCAACACGACCTCGGTGCAGACCGCAGCGTGGACCGGTACAACCGGTGCGTCACTCGTGGCCGCAATCCACAATGGTCTCGGCAAGATCAACGCCGCACGCTACGCAGCTGCAGACCTCATCGTCATGCATCCTCGTCGTTGGGCTTGGCTATGTGCGCAGTCTGACTCGTCGCTACGTCCACTTGTCGCCATCGAGGGCTACAACAGCTTCAACGCTGCTGGCGCTGGATATGCAGCAGGATACGGTTACGTTGGATCTGTTGCCGGGGTCAAGGTCATCACTGACGCTGGCGTTCCCACGAACCTCGGTGCATCCACCGATGAGGATACAATCGTGATCACGAGATCACAGGATGTGCTGTTCATGGAAGATGGATCAGCACCAATTGGGCTCACTCTCAACGAGGTTGCCGCAGCCAGCTTGAACGTCACAATGGTGACCTACGGTTACTCGGCATTCACCGCAGGACGCTACCCAGTAGCCACCTGCAACTTGGGTTCCACAGGATTCAAACAAGTCCTGAGCTAACCATTTAGGATGGGTGGTGCAAGCAGTGGGCTTGCTTGCACCACCACCTAACCCCGATCAAGTAAAGGACAAACATGCAAGAGAGTTTTGATCATCCTGGAAAAGTCCTGCTGGCGTTCCCGTCAACAGGTCACGACATCTCAACACGCTTCTTGCGTTCATTCTGGGAGCTTGACGTTTGGGATCGTGAACGTGCAGTGCAAGTGTGGGAAGCGCTTGATTGCCCTGAGTCACCGAACCCGATTGATCTGCGCCTACTGCACAATTATGTGGCGCTCGAAGCGACAGCGAACCTTGCGAAAGCTCGCAACCGTTTGTGCGACGAGTTCTTAAAGAACTACACCGATGCAGAGTGGTTGTGGTTTGTTGATACAGACATGGTGTTCCAACCACAACTCATGCATCAGATGGTTGCACGAGCGGTCGAACATGATGTGAAGATCCTTGGTGCCCTGTGTGTGATCCTCACCGCTGACGGCGTGATACCCACCCTGTTTATCGAATCAGATACCACTGTTACGCAAGTGATGTTGGGTTTTGAACCTAATCAGCTGGCAGAGGTCGCAGCGACTGGCACAGGTTGCCTGCTGATTCACCGCTCGGTGTTGCAACAGATGTTTGATCAGAGTGGTGGTAGTACAAACTGCTGGTTTGGTTTTGATATTCGCTTTGGTAAAGATGGCTCCGAGTGGGCGCTGGGCGAAGATGTGAGTTTTTGTTTGCGTGCGGGCGAGCAGGGCCACAAGGTTTATGTTGATACGACTGCGCATGTTGGGCATCACAAAGGCGGCAGGGTTTACTGGCCTAGTGACATTGAGACGATGGGTGTGCAACCACCGGAGGAGCCAAAGCTTACGGACGAGAATGCTCGGACCTGACGCTTCTAGGTACATCCTCGCTGGTCGTGGAGTACCAGTGGCAAGACCGTTCAACCTGCGATGGTTGCTACCGACCATCTGCAAGGATGATTTGCGCAGGTGGCGTGCAGTGTGGGTTACGTCATGGGTTGTTGCAGCGGTTGGCATGTTGTGGTGGTGCTCGGATCTTGGTTGGGAACGTGCAGCAGCTGCAGCAGTGTTGTTGCTGGCGTTGCCTGGAGTGTGGGGCCCGCAAGTTGTTCGGCCTGTTGGCGTTGATTTACCGGCGATGGCTGTGGCGATCATGGCTGTTGCTTGTTTCGAGCACGGCCTATGGCCACTGGCAATCATTCTGATTTTGGTTGCCGCTTCCATCAAAGAAACATCACCTGTGTTTGCTGCGGTGTGGGCATGGCATCCGATCATGCTGGTGGGTTTGATTGTGCCGGCTGTTGTGTGGTTTGTTCGCAAACCGCAACTTGACCAGGTGACTGCGCAGCCTGTGTTGCGCAGGGTGTATGAGCATCCTGTGATCACTGCGATGGAGTCTCATCGTGGGCGTTGGCGTGATGCTTGGTTGATGGTCGCACCGTGGGGTGCAACACTCGCAGCGCTTTACCGGCCGTCGTGGCAGACGCTCCTTGTGCTCGTTCTAGCGTATGCACAGCTGTTGGTTGCTACTGACACGGTTCGCCTGTTGCACACGGCTGCAGGGCCTGTGATGGCCTTAGCGGCAGCGCAGGTGCTACCTGTGCAGTGGTTGCCGCTGATACTGGTCGCACACTTCT